CCATGCGTGAGCACTGGGCAAAAAACACACAGCGGCGTATTGGTCGGGGGCCAAAGCCGGCTGCGGGGGAGAAAGCGTTCCCGGCAGCAAGACCAAGGATGGCGAAGACGGAAGAATCGATCCCGGACTACGACGAGTCGAGGGCGCGCACTGAACACCTGAAGGCGGAGCTACTGGAGCTTGACCGCAAGCAGAAAGAAGGCGTTTTGGTGAAAGCAGAAGAAGTAGAGCTGAAATGGGTCGAAATTGTGACGCTGGCAAAAACAAAAATTTTAGGGATACCTACAAAAGCGAAGCAAAGAATCCCCGACTTGGATACAGATGCGGTGTCAATGCTGGAAGATATTGTTCGCGAAACGCTGGAAGATCTGTCGGAGAGTGTGACTGATGACTGAGGACAACCTGCTCAAGCTGGAGCGTGCGGCATATCAAGCGTTCAAGCCACCAGAGAAGCTCACATTGAGCGAGTGGGCAGATCGTTATGCGTTTTTAAGCGCAGAAAGCAGCGCGGAAGGCGGCAGATGGCACACTTTGCCTTATCAAAAAGGAATTATGGACGCAATAACCGATCCAAAGGTTGAGCAGGTGACGGTGATGAAGAGCGCCCGTGTGGGCTACTCAAAGATCCTGAATCACACGATTGCGTTTCACATTCACCAGGATCCGTGCCCGATCATGTTGGTGCAGCCAACGATTGAGGACGCGCAAGGGTACTCGAAGGAGGAGATTGCGCCGATGCTGCGTGATACGCCTTGTCTGCGTGGTTTGGTGAGTGAGTCGAAGGCGAAGGATGGAGCGAACACGATTTTGCAGAAACAGTTTCCGGGCGGAACGCTGAGCATGGTGGGCGCTAACTCGCCGCGTGGCTTCCGTCGTGTGAGTCGGAGGGTGGTGTTGTTTGACGAGGTGGACGGCTATCCGTTGTCAGCGGGCGCTGAGGGCGACCAGATCAAGCTTGGTATCCGGCGGACGGAGTACTACTGGAACCGCACGATTGTTGCTGGTAGCACGCCGACAGTGAAGGATTTCAGTCGTGTGGAGCGCATGTTCCTGCAGACGGATCAGCGTCGTTATTTCGTGCCTTGCCCAGATTGTGGACATATGCAGTACTTGAAATGGCCAAATATTAAGTGGCGTGACGGTGATCCTGAGACTGCTTCGTATTGCTGCGAGAAATGTGGGGTATGGATTCCGCATTCCAAGAAACGTTGGATGGTGGAGCGCGGGGAGTGGCGATCAACTGCGCCTGGCAATGGGAAGCATGTTGGCTTCCATATTTGGGCGGCATATAGCTACAGCCCGAATGCGACGTGGCCAAATTTGGTGGAGGAATTTCTGGATGCGAAGAACGATGCAGAGCAGTTGAAGACGTTTGTGAATACGGTGCTGGGCGAGACGTGGGAGGACGAGTATGCGTCGAAGGTCGGCGCTGATTCGTTGCTTGAGCGCGCGGCTGAAGAGACTTATCAGCAATATGTGCCACCGGCTGAGGTGCTGGCGTTGACGATTGGCTGCGACGTGCAGGATGACCGGTTGAGTCTGAGCGTGTGGGGTTGGGGGCGCGAGGAAGAGGGCTGGTTAATTGACCGGGTGAAGATTTACGGAAGCCCGTCGCGGCCAGAGGTGTGGAAACAGTTGGACGAGATTTTGCAGAAGCCTTACGTAAATGAGGCGGGTGAAGAGGTGAAGGTGATGTGCTGCGCGATTGACTCTGGCGGCCATCACACGCAGGAGGTGTATCAGTACAGCCGAGAGCGTGCGGCGATGGGTGTGATTGCGATTAAGGGTATGTCGCAGAAGGGCAAGCCACCGCTGGGCAAGGCGACGAAGGTGGATGTGGACTACAAAGGCAAGGCATTAAAGAAGGGGGCACAGCTGTTCCCGGTCGGTGTGGACACGGTGAAATCGCTGTTGTTTGGCCGGCTGAAGCACAACGAGCCCGGAGCGGGATATTTGCACTTCTTCCCCACGATTGGAACGGATTATTTCGAGGAATTGACAGCCGAGAAGCAGATCTTGCGGTTTAGGAATGGTTACCCCGAGCGCGTGTGGGTGAAGAAAAGTCAGGCACCCAATGAAGCTCTGGACGAGATGAATTATGCGTATGCGGCATTGCATCGGCTGTACCAGAAGATGGATCGGAGGACGATTTGGGATCAGCTTGAGCGGCGCGGAGATGAGAAGCCGAAGCGTGTGCGCGCTGCTGCAGCGACACCAAAGCGGAGCTTTGTGAAACAGTGGTGAGATGCGGCGCTAAAGTACCAAGAAGCCAACAGTTAGAGGTCGAATGGCGATTCCTCCGTCCATAACAGCCGGCGTGGACGTGGTGTGGACCGACGTTGCGACGACGGATATCTTCGGCAATGCGGTGACGAGCGCAACGCATAATCTTACGTATTATTTCAGGTTGAATACAGCGGGCGAGGGCGTGACGGCGACCGGCACTGCCTATTCAGATGGCTGGAAGGTCACGATTCCGGCTGCGACAAGTGCTGGGATGGATGCGGGCACTGGGTGGTATTTCCAGGCTGTATTGACCGCAATCAGTGGTGGTGCGGTTAGCGAGTACAGCCGAGGTCAGATCGAGGTTCAGGCATCGCTGGCCTATGCGGGATCTCCTGCAGCATTTGATGGACGGACGCAAGCGCAGAAGGATTTAGATGCTGTTCAGGCGGCAATTCGCTCATTGATGACGGGTGGAGCGACGCAGGAATACAGAATCGGCAATCGAAGCTTGAAGCGATATGACCTGGCTGATTTGCTTGCACTGGAGTCGCAATTGAAGGCGACTGTGGTGCGTGAGAATAAAGCGAAGATCATTGCATCGGGTCTTGGCGATCCGAACAATTTGTTTATCCGTTTTGGTAACGGCTGATGGGCATCCGCACCAACATTTTGCGTCGTATTGGCCTTCAGCCGATCCCCAAGGCGATGCCGCCAGTGCGCAGGCGGAATTATGCGGGCGCAATTATCAGTCGCCTGACGAGCGACTGGATGGCGTCGCAGGCAAGTGCTGATGCCGAGATTCGCACCAGCTTGCGGAAGCTGCGGGATCGTAGCCGCGAGATGGTGCGGAACAATCCGTATGCCAAGCAGGCGAAGCGGACAACGCAGATCAACGTTGTCGGTAGCGGCATCAAGATGCAGTCGCAGGTGACGCTGTTGCGTGGCAGCCGCCGCGATGAGCGCACCAACAGCTTGATCGAGCAGAAGTGGGTCTCTTGGTGCCGCGCTCAGCATTGTGATGTTGCTGGGCGCCAAAGCTTCCACATGATGGAATGGCTGGCAATTGGCGCCTTGCCTGAGTCAGGGGAAGCGCTGTTCAGGATTGTTCGTCGGCCGTTCGGCGGCAGTCGAGTGCCATTGGCGCTCCAGATGCTTGAGGCTGATTACCTGGATGAGGAGTATCAAGGCCCAACCCTCGCCCAGGGGAACGAATGGCGGATGGGCGTGGAAGTTAACGAATGGGGCCGCCCTGTGCGGTACGCCTTCCTCACGCGCCATCCAGGTGACTACTGGTTCCAGAATGCCACGCAGCGAAATGAAAAGCATGTCTTCCTGCCGGCGGAAGATGTCATCCATTTGTTTATTCCTGAGCGGCCGCAGCAACATCGTGGCGTGCCCTGGTTCCATCCTGTGATGTCGGACGCGCATCAGCTTCAGGGTTATGAAGAAGCTGCTGTGATCCGTGCGCGTGCTGGCGCATCGATTATGGGATTTATTACTAATCAGGAGGGGGAGCTTACTGCTGATGACGTTGAGAACGAGCGTCGAATCAGCGAATTTGAGCCAGGCATGTTCAAGTACTTGATGCCCGGCGAGAACGTTACGGTGCCGAATATCGACTCGCCCGATCAGCAGTTTGAGATGTTTGTTAAGAATAAGATACGTCGATTTGCAAGTGGTTTTGGTTGTTCGTATGAGACGCTGAGCCGCGATTTTAGTGATACCAACTATTCGAGCAGCCGTTTGTCATTGCTTGAGGATCGTGAGCACTGGAAGGTAGTGCAGTCGTATTTGATTGAGCACTTCCATATGCGGGTATTCCGGGAGTGGCTGTCGCTTGCAGTGCTTGCCGGTGAGTTGCCATTCGATGATTTCGAGGCACGTCCTGAGCGTTATGACACGCCACGTTGGATGGCACGTGGCTGGGATTGGGTTGATCCGCTGAAGGAAGTGAAGGCTTACCGCGAGATGGAGCAGGCGGGTTACATGACCAAGGCGCAAATTGTTGCAAAGCTTGGCGGTGATTTTGACGATAATTTGGCCGAGATTGCGCGCGAGCAGAGTGCGGCTGAGCGGCTAGGCGTGGAGTTGGATCGGGACATTATTGAGCAGCCGATGTTGCCGGCTGATCAACCGCTGCCGCAGGAGGAAGGCTGATGGGCGCAATGCCGACTGATGGGATGAAAGAGGAGGCGCGTCGTTATCGCGCATGGAAGGAAGAGGGTCGCAAGGGCGGCACTGATGTTGCTGCTCGGCGCGCCGGTCAGATTCTTGGCGGTGATGAGCTGAGTGACGAGACGATTCGCACGATGAGTGCATGGTTCGCCCGCCATGAAGTGGACAAGCAGGCTGAGGGTTTCAGTCCTGGTGAAGAAGGGTATCCGTCGCCCGGCAGAGTGGCATGGGCAGCCTGGGGAGGCGATCCAGGTAAAACATGGAGTGATGCACTTGTGGCTCGTATGAACTCAGATCGAGAGTTGACGGCTGATTTGACTGCGCCACAGGTGCAGTTGTATGAGGCTTTTGAGGAGATCGCCGAGGAGCTTGGCCAGTTTGGCCAGGATGCTGGACCGCATGGCTCCCATTACATGGCCGAAAGCCCGTTTGCGGCTGATGGAATGGTTTGCGCCAATTGCGCGTTCTATGCCGGTCCTCGTGCTTGCGAAATCGTGAGCGGCGACATTGCGCCTGAGGGTGTCTGCAAGTTCTGGATTATTCCAGAGCGGCTGATGAACGAGGGACCGGAGACCGAGGAGGGTCGGCCGTATCCAAATGAGCATGCGGCAAGGCTGCGTGATCCTGGTCAATACGATCGCTTCCGGCGTCGCAATAACGCAGGCGGCAAGGGCGTTGATTTTATTTTTGGGATCAAGGAAGGCGATCCCGTTGAGTTGCAGGCGATTCGGTTCAAACTCAGTGAGTTCACCGCTACTGAGGCACGAGCATGGTTGCGTGAGCGCAATTACGAGCCGATTGAATTTGAAGAAGCAACAGGTGATCGCTCTAAAGTGGATGAAATTGAGGGCACGTCAGTGACCGAAAAGCGCGCAACGCCTGATGCGCTTAAAGAGGGCGATTTCGTTTCGTGGAATAGTTCAGGCGGTCGCGCTCGTGGTCGGATTGAGCATGTGATGCGCGAGGGCACTTTGGGTGTGCCTGGCACTGAATTCAGTATTGATGCCAGCGAGGAGGATCCTGCTGCGTTGATTCGGATCTATCGCGACGGCGAGGCAACTGAGACGATGGTTGGGCATCGCTTCAGCACTCTGACCAAGATCGATCCGATCCGCGCTACTGAGGGCGGTAAGTTCCAGCGTTCTGAGGTGACCTCATTCCGTGCGCTGGAAGAGGAGAGGAGCTTTGAGTTCCCCTTCAGCTCTGAGTATCCTGTGATGCGGTACTTCGGCAACGAGGTGCTAAGCCACGAGATGGATGCTGCTGATCTCAGCCGGCTGAATGATGGGGCGCCTTTGCTGTTCAATCACGATCCCGATCGAGTGGTTGGTGTTGTCGAGCGCGCTTGGGTTGATGGCAAGAAAAAGCGCGGCTATGTAAAGGTACGCTTCTCGCGCAACAAGTTTGCGCAGGAAGTGCTTGATGATGTCCGCGATAACATTTTGCGCGGCATCAGCTTCGGCTATTCGATCGACAAGATGGAAGAGCGCGGAGATGACTTCGTGGCTACTAGATGGTCGCCTTACGAAGTCAGTGTGGTCTCTATACCTGC